CCCTCGCCACCTGCGTCCACTTCACGACGAAACTCCTGGTATAGAGCCGGGTCAGTGATTCGCGCAGCATGCTCGTTTGGATACGGACGGTCGTCATCGACACCCATCTCCATGCGCTCGGCATCATCATCCATCCGGTCATCTTCCATTCCGTAGGCTTGAGTCTCATCCATTTCCATTCGCTCTTCGTCAGAGCGCAATGGGTGACCTTCAGGCATCAAATCACGGTCATGCTCACCGCCCTGGAAACGCTCATTTTTCACCGCAAAAAGGAAGGAGTTGACTCTGGCTAGTGCCCACTGCTCTGCGGATTGTACGTTTGGACGAACCGACTCCGGGTTGTTCTCATACGCACCCACGCCGCGATTGTAGACCTGCTCAAGCATCGGCAAGGTAACGCGCTTTGACTCCACATCACCGACTTCATCGTTATGTTCATCGCGCTTATTCTCCAGCGCAGTGCGAGCAGACTCAGACAGATCACGATCTTCGTCCATAGACTCCGCCATCTGCTCAACCTCTTCATGCTCAACACGCTCGTCGTCGCCACGCTCTTTTTTGCCTTCCAACTTCTTCACCATTTCCAGCACCGTATCTTTCATCTTGCGCTCACCAATCTCAAGGATCACGCCCCATTTCATCGCAGCGACCACGCCACCGATATTGCTCAGAGTCGGCTCAGTCTGTCCGTCCTCAAATTGTACACCATCTTTGAAGTGTCGTGCCGCCCAGGCTTCTCGCTCGCGTATCCACTCGACAGTGCCTTCTGTCATGCGATCTTCACGCGCTTTCGTCCAAAACTCAAATGCCTCGTTGCCTCGGATGTTTCCACCCGCACCCCAAATCTCAGGCTCGGACTCCTTGATACTGATCGCAAAGTCGTAATCGAACTGGGGATAATTACTGTTCCGCAGCGAGACCTTCAGATCGTCGCCTTCTTTCGGGAAATCAGTCGCCATCGTCGCCTCCGGTAATTTCAGGATCAACAGGCATCTGCTGCGCACCAAACGGCTCAAAGGCCATCTTCAGGCCATAGGTCTCAGCCATCTGCTTATCGCGGGCAATGCCTTGGAATGTGGTTTCCACATCACGACCGTACTGGTTCGCCACATCCTGCATCGACAGCACACCGTTTTTGATTCCAGTGATGGCGGCGTTCATCTCCTTCTGCGGATCGACCCAATTCCAACCGCGTCCACGCCAGGTCACGCCTTCAACCCACTTGTTGATCTTCTCAATCGGAAGCTGCAACCGCTCCTGATCCAAAGTCGTCGCAATCCAGAACTCAAACACAGGCTGCAAGAAATGCGAAGCCATGAACTCCTGCAACGCCTGGTAATTGTCTCGGTCAGCCAGCGCACCCTGACGGATGGACGAATAGCTCACCGACTCCAAATCATTCGCCAGATCGATATAGCTGACATTCAAAGCCGAGGCCACACCCTTCAGCATCTGCTTCTCAAAGTCGGCAAAGTTAGTGTTAGGGTGGCTCGGATCGTATTCTTGAAACTCAACCCCGGGTGGCAACTGGAAAAACGACCCTGGCGAGGCATCCGTCAGTGGAATCTGCTCATCGTAATCGTCAGCCGGAAACTGATCACCGCCTGGAGTGCGGAAAAAACCCATCTTGGCAGCCGAGGCCCGACTTGCCACCAGTGACGCTTCGCGGAAACCGGACAGCATCTTCAGAGGTGCCGCAGCAGCCGCCAACTCAGGAACGCCTCGGGTTTGACCCGCTCGCTCGCCAAAATACACATGAATCACCCGCTCGGCAGGAATCCGTCGACGCAGGTTTCTGCGCTGCCGCATGTTGAAATAGACTTCACCGGGATGCTCAAAAAATACATGGTAGGCAACCGGACGATAGTGCTGATCGGTCTCGACACCCATGCGAACGATATTTCCATTCGACAGTGTTTCGTTGTAGTCCTCGTCGACTAACTCAGGCTCAATGAACTCGATCTGAATCGCAGGTTTTGCCGGGTCGTCGTTTTGGTGCAGGATCGCAAAGGCTTCGCCGTCTCGTGCAAGGCTATTGATCACAAACCGTTGGCAGTCCACCCAATCGTACCGCCCATCAAGTGTGGGTGATCCCAGCTTGCCCCAGAGTTTCCAGGCTCGCTCAATGGTGGCGTTGGCAACCGTGTCCAATTGACCGTTCAACTCCGCAGACTTCATCTGCAACTGGATGCCGTTTTTGCCGACCACATTGCGCTCAAGCAGTTTCAGATAACGCCGAGCAAACTCATTGTTCCGCGCCAAGTCACGACCGCGATTCCGCAGCAACTCCAAGTCATGACGGATTTCGGTATCCGGTGAATTGTTATTGGCTCGCCAATCATTAAACAGCCGACCCGATTGGGCCATCTTGAACTCGCGCTTTTTGATGCGCTCTTTTGTGTTTGTCACGCCCACTTTTGTGCGCTTAAAAATGTCCAACAGTCCCATCTAAAATCTCACCCTCACCGATGTGAAGTTGCCGCGCCCGGCCTCTGCATTGTTTTTGGCTCGCTGAAAAGCCACCTCGGCTCGGAAGTAATCACGCGCCTGGATTAACTCATCAAATGAAAACTTACTGGCTGAACGCCCTGCAATCGAGAAACTGGACGCATCCTTTTTGCCCTCAAGCAAGCCCTCGATATTGTCTAATTGCTTCTGTGCAAATGAACGCGGATCACTCGTATCTGTGTCAAAGTTGGCAAGCACCGTCCATTTACGGTCGTCGACCTTGATCCGCTCATCGTCTGCGTCACGAATGATGTACGCTTGCCAGTGGTAGACACCCGGTGTATACGCCGCAGTGGTCGCAGCAGGAACTTGCACCAGATAATCCTCACCCGAGGCGGTTGCTGTGATCTCGATCTCTGTCGAACCCGCAGCCTCAAGTCGCGCCGAGTATTTCAGTGTGTGGGTGTCGTTGGGGTAGTCATCATGGAGTTCAGTGCGCTTCCACTGGACGAAGTCACCTGCTTGAATCTCAAGCGGTTCTACTTCAGGGGCGTTTGCCGAGTCAAAGAGGTTTGCCATTACCAATCCGTTGCAAAGTTGCGCCTCGGCATTGCTGCCTTGGGTTTGTCAGATTTAGGACGATTATCCACCAAAGGTTTGCCGCTTGACAAATTTGGCCCAAGAATAACATAAGCGGCCCACGCATACACGCGACAGTCCAACGCCTCATTCCGCTTTCGGGTTTGCACCCAGGCTCTCGTCGCATGGCCCTTATGATACCGCGTGACCATTTTCTCGGACGCTAGCTGCCTGAAATATTCTTCGTCGCGGTCATTCGGGAAGTGACAATAGCCTGGGCCGATCTGATCAATCTTCAGCCGGGAATAGACCAATTGCTTGGCAGTATCGACACCGACCGGAAACAGCTTCACTCGTCCAATGTTGGACTTGCCGGGCCTTCCGACCAATGCTCGACCCTCACCTGCAACACCCTTGATGGCGAATATCCGCCGTGACTCCCGGAGTTTGGCATACTGATAAACGCGTTGTGTATGATGACCACCAGAGTCAACGCATGAACAACGAATCTTAAATTTAAGGCCGTTGACACCTTCGTAGGTTTTATCGAGCGCAGCGTCCAACTGTCCCCAGACATCATCTGATGACGGATCGCCGTACAGGATTTGATAGTCAATCGACCAGGTTTCTTCGGACTCTGATATTCCAAGGACTTCGTACTCCAACCGATCATCTTGCACATCGATCCCGGCAACAAGCACCAAAACACCATCAGGCACTTCGGCCTCATAGTCCTCGCATCGGGTCATCAGGGATATGTCCGAAATTGTATCACCTCCCTCATCCCAGGTCTCACTCAAACTGACGTTGACAAAGGTCTGGAGGTCATGGGTTCGCTTTTTCTCCAGAAAGGACACCGCAATGTCCCCGAGTCGTCGGAAGCAGGAGTAAAGTTCACTCAAATGATAACTGGCGTGACCCTTGAACGGCTCGGAGCCGATCCACTCGCCCTGACGAATGGCAGCAATCCGATGCGCGTCATTCCACATTACTCCACAGTGTTCGCAGCCGTATTCCGCCTTGAGCGGCTCGTCCTCGGGCCAGACCACGTTTGACCACTTCAGGTGCTGCTTTTCTCCGCACTCATGGCAAGGCACATGGAATCGTCGCTGATCCCCTGCCTCAAAACTATCCTCGATGAAACTTGCGCCCTTGATCGTCGGGGTGGAGATTTCCAGCAGGGTGCGCTGGTCGCCATAGGTGGCTGCACGTTGCCAGAGCAGACTGACCGGGTGGCCTTCTTGGGTTTTGTCGTAGCCATCCACCTCATCGCAGACGATAAATGGAGCGGAACGGCCTCGCATGGTTTTCGGTGAGCCAGACCAGGCAAACATCAGGAAGCCGCCCGGGTAACTGACCATGCGCGAATTGTTCACGCCTTCACGGCCCCGAGGCTTTGCGACGATCTCCTCCATTACCTCATTACTACTCAGCAGGGGTTTGAATTTAGTTTCCAGCCAAGTATTCAGGTCACCCTGCGATGGCTGCATCATGATTTGCGACTGTGGATTCTGCACGACCTTGAACGCCTGGGCACAGAGTGCCAGCATGGTTTTACCGACCTGAGCAGACCACATCAGCGTAATGCGATTGCATTGTGGGTTCTCAATCATGTTCAGGGGTTCGCGCTGATACGGAGCGTTGTCAAACCGGATAAGACCAGGGACTGCGTTGCCGACCGGAATATAGACGTTTTGCTCGGCCCACTCGGATGGCTTCAGCTTTGGTGGTGGCTTTAGGAAGGTGGCAGCGCGAGTGATCGCTTTGCTCAGACCTGCCCAATTGTTAAAGTCCGCACATTCCATCACATTCATCCAAGAAGCTGAGTTGCCCATGATCAGCAGGGGTTGAAAGGTCGACTTCGGCAAGCGGTATCAGAG